GTCGATCAAGATCGCGCAGGCGATGCTTCGGGCCAAGGAACTGACCGAGAAGCAGTTTGCCGAAATGCCTGAAACGGTCGAGCGTGCCAACCAGCGGTTGAGCGACAGCTACGACGCCCTGTTGACCGACCTCGCAAAGAAGTGGGGTGGGTCAGAATTTGTTCGTGGCGTCAAAGGCATCGGGCAAGACCTCATCGACTCCCTGCGTCGGGCTATCGCTGACCCGTCGCTTGAAGAGCAGATTGCTGCTCTGCAAAAGAAGCTGCAGTACTCGCAGCAATACCACAGTGCTGGAGCGTTTACGCGAGGGATGCTCTCGTCCGGTGGTGGCTACGGTGCCCCCGCGAACATCCCGGAGACTCCGGATGCAATTCGGGGGCAGATTGCCGCGCTGGAACAGCAGCGTGCGAACGCGCAGAAGGCTGCCGACGAACAGGCCGCGAGGGAAGCCGAGCTAAAGCTCACGGCTGGCGCTTCCGGTGTGATTGCACGCACCGCCGAACTCAAGACGTTCGAAGAGCAAGCCCGGGACGCTCGTGTAACTGTCAACGATATTACCGGCGCTATCGATGGGTTAAACAAGGCGCTGACAGCCCGCAAGGCCAGCGGCGCAGACTTCTCCGACCTGACGCTTCAGATCGAGACGCTCAATCAGCGCCTCGTCATTGCACGGCAACGCCAAGCGGATGTTGTCACGGAGCTTGGCAAGCTGCAGCGGGCTGCCTCAGATCGTGCCAGTGGCCTTCAACTTGGCGGTGTCGGGGGGGCCAGCATCGTTATGCAGGCGATACAGGCAAGGCGTTCCGACAACGCACGCAACGGTGCCAGTTCGCTCGACAGCTATATCCGGGCCATCCTGCGCGACGACCTCCTTGGCGCAGACGCGGACCTTGAGTCCATTCGTCGCCAGACCGCGGCTACTACTTCTGGCATGGAGACCATCGGCGCGGATCGTGCTACGGCCCGTGCCGCCGAGGTGCAGCGCAAGTACAACGAGGAAGCAGCGAAGTTCGGCGCGTTCGCCACGCGACCGGAAGTCTTGGCGTATCTCGCACGGTACAAGGCGGCTCAAGAGGAAGCCGCGCTCGCTACCGATAAGGCCAGCGACGCCACTCGGGCATATCGGGCGCTGCAGGACTACAACAACCAGTTGCGGCTAGAGGACGCTGGGGCCGACCCGCGCTCGCAGCGTCGCGCTGCGCTGGAAAACCAGCTGGCCCAAGACCGCCTGACGTTCTCCGACCCCGCGGAATTTGCGCGGTACGCTGATGCCAAGCGGCAAATGATCGTTGGCGACGAAGAACTGCAGATGAACCAAGCCAGCCGTCAGTACGACCTGCGGCTGCGGCAGCTGCAGGAGCAGGAGAAGCTCGTCGGACTCACCTCTGACGAACTGCAGGTCCAGAACGCGATCCTTGCGAAGCAGATGGAACTCTGGTCACAGGGGTATGCGGCTGGCGAGGAGCGGTTCGACATGGAGGTGCGTCGCACAGAAGAGCTTGAGCGTGCCGCCGTCGAGCAGAAGAACCGGCAGGCTGGCGTTAGGAGCATCTTCAACGCTCTGCAAGACGGTGTCCGTGAGTTTGAGGGGACGTTCAAGAGCGCGTTTGAAACTATCTTCACGGACGGCGTTAAGAAAGGCGGCGACGTCTTTTTCAAGGGTTTTGGTGACATCATCAAGCGGATCAGCGCCCAGATGATCTACGACATTGCTATTCGCCCGTTTGAGGTGCTGGCGCAGCAGGCTGCGACCAGCTTTGCCAAGTGGTTGACCGGCTTTTTCAGCGCCCCTGCTGGTGCCCCGGTCGGAACTACGGCAGGCAAGAACGGGATGAATGGCGCGTACTTCGACGGCATGAACCACAACTTTGCGTATGGCGGCGCGTTCACAAACCAAATTGTCAGCCGCCCCACCATGTTTGCATTTGCTAGCGGCATTGGCTTGATGGGCGAGGCTGGGCCAGAGGCCATCATGCCGCTCAAGCGTGATGCTTCCGGTCGCCTCGGCGTGTACGCCAGCGGTGGCGGCGGGAACGACTCTGGTCTCAGCGTCGTGATCAACGATATGCGTTCGAACGCGAACTCCGAGCGGGTTCAGACGAGCGAGAGTCGCGGCCCCAACGGCAAGCGCGTGCTGTCCGTTCTGATCCGCGACGAGATGCGTCGGCAGATTCGTAGCGGCGACATGGACCGCGAAATGGCGGGCAGCTACGGCAACACACGGACATTGGCGAGGTTGTAATGCCTAATCCCACCTACCCCAGCACCCTGCCCCAATTCGTCATGGAGGGCGCGTACAGCGAGCGCATCCAAGACCAGACGATTGAGAGTCAGATGGACACCGGACCCGCCAAGATTCGGCGTCGGTTCACCAAGTCGCTGCGAACATTTTCGGTTCAGCTGATGATGACGCCTGCCCAGACAACGACGTTTGAGAGCTTCTGGCAGAACGACTGCAGAGGCGGCTCCCTGCCGTTTGACTGGGTCCACCCGCGCACGCGAGCCGCTGCCACGCTGCGGTTCCGCAACCCTGCCCCAACCATCCAGACCACCGGGAGCGGCGCTGCCAACGTGGTCGGGTTTAGCTTGGAACTCGTCTAATGGCCCGTACGCTCTCCTCGACTGCGCTTTCCTCTATCCACGCGCAAGAGACCGGCGAGGTTTGGCTGGTCCTGTTGACGATTAGTCATGCCTCGTTGGCGACCCCGATTCGGGTGGTCAACAACAACGAGGACATCACCAGCCGCGGGAACATCTATCAGGCGTTTCCGTTTGAGATCGTCCTTCCCGGTGAAGACCCCGACGGTGTCACTAAAGCGATGCTGCGCTTTGACAACGTAGAGCGCACAGCGATCACGGCGATTCGCGGGCTGACATCGGCACCAAACGTGACCATTGAGGTCATTCTCGCTAGCGCTCCAGACACCGTCGAGATCAGCTTTGACGGACTGACTGTCCGCAACGTGACCTACGACGCTGTCCAAATCGAAGGCGAACTGCACTTCGAATCGTTGTGGACAGAGCCGATCACGCTGACCATGACGCCGAGCCGTTTCCCGGGGCTGTTTTGATGGACCGCGATCTTCCCGCGTGGGCGGCCCAGTACATCGGCATCCCGTACCGCAAGCACGGTCGTGGGCGCGACGGCTGCGACTGTTGGGGTCTGATCGATTTGGTCCTGCGAGAGCAGCTTGGCACGGCATGGAAGCCGTACGAAGGCGTGGATTGGTACAAAGGGCAGAAGCCTTCAGTCATCAGCAAGGATGCGCTGGAGTACGCGAGCGGGTTCACGCCTGTGACACCCGGAGCCGAGAAAATGGGCGACGGAATCCTTATTCGTATGCGCGGACACCCGTTCCATTGTGCGCTGGTACTAGCGCCCGGGTGGATGTTACACACGCACGAAGAAGCCAACTCCGTCATTGAAAACTACCGGACGATGCTGTGGGAAAAGCGCATCACCGGTTTCTACAGGTACGAAGCCGCATGAGCGACGAACAAACCCCATCCGTTCCCGCCAGCACGACTGACGGATCAAAGTATCCGGTCGTCCTCCACTCGCAGCCGTTCTCATCGACCGTTGCGCTGTTGCAGGGCGAACACGGCAGGTCGCTTGCAGAGCTTGTAAGCGCGTGCAGGCTGCCCGCGGACGTTACCCCGTACCTTCGCGTCTGGATCAACGACGTCGAGTATTTGCCTGACCAGTGGGCAACGACCATTCCGGCGATTGGTTCTCACGTCTATATCCGAGTGGTCCCGCAAAAGAGCGGCAAGGACATCTTCCGCGCTATTGCGATGATCGTAATTACCGTCGTTGCATACACCTTTGCTGGACCGATAGGCGGATCGATTGCAGGTTCTCTTGGCGTCACCTCGACCCTCGGCGTAAACATCATCACAGGATTGGTGGCCGCGGGTATCGCCACCGTTGGGATGCTCGCGCTGAACGCGTTGGTCCCGCCTCCGGGGCTGAAAAACAACCGGCAAGACGAGCGCGACCGGCTGACAGGCTCATCGAACGCGTTTGCTCCGTACGGCAACATCCCGCGAGTGTTTGGCAAGCGTCGCGTCTACCCGATGCTGGCTGCCCGCCCCTACTCCGAGATTCAGGGCGACGACGAGTACCTTCGCATGGCGCTGGTCGTCGGGTGGGGTCCGCTAGAAATCACCAACATCCGGATTGGCGAAACGCCGATCACGGCGTACGAGGGCGTTCAGTACGAGGTCCGCGAAGGCTGGGCGACCGACCTCCCGCTCACGCTGTTTACCCGCACGGTTACCGAGGACAACTTTACGATCCGCTTGGAGCCGTATCAGACGACCAACTACTACCCGGGCGGCTACGGCTACGGCGGTGAATACTGGCAATGGGACTACGAGGACGGGATTTACAACACCGTCAATCCGAACACGGTTACCTCGACCAACGACTATGGCTACCGCACGACGTCCACGAACTCCGTTGAGTTCTCTGTGGACATCACGTTCCCGCAAGGCTTGTTCTACTTTGACAGCAAAGGGAACAAGAAAGAGTCGACCGTAACGTTCTCGGTTCAGTACGCGCCTGTCGGCACGAGCAACTGGACTAATGCGGTGTGGGCTAACAGCGCCGACACCGGCTTTGGTACGGCTGGGCAGATCACGGTGAAAGGAGCCGACAGCACGGCAATACGCCGCAGCGGGCGCTGCGTGTTGCCGTCCGCTGGTCAGTATCAGGTGCGCGTGCGCCGTACGACCGCCAACGGTGGCGACAAGCACGTCGACCTCGCATGGTGGACCGCGCTGCGTTCTATCAAGGCCGACTACCCCGTGAATCAGTCAAAGGTCGCGCTGATCGCGCTGCGTATCAAGGCGTCGAATCAGCTGAACGGTGTTCCGCAGACGATCAACTGCGACGCCGAGTCGTACCTTCCGGTCTACAGCGGTGGGACGTGGACGTACACCAAGACCTCTA